CCCCCCTTTTTTTATGGAATTATATTTGTATTTTCAGTTGTAGGTACAGCAGTTTTAAGATAATGAGAATTTTTACTATATCTTATGACATCCTTGAAGTCATCAATAAATGTTGTCAAATAAGAATTTCTTAAAACATCTATCTTTCTTAATTTTTCATTCTCCTTTATTTCAAATTCATAATTTGTTACTGGTCTTGCAATATTATCAGTCGTAACTGTATATTCATTTTTATCATCAAGTTGATTATTTCCAGCTTCTGATATAAGAGTAAATCGATTTGATCCAAATCTTAAAGAGCTTCCATCAATCTTAAATGTTTCATCAACAATTAGATTAGGTGGTAGAATTTGACGATCTGTATCATCTTTTATCTCAAATGTTTCATAATGATGAACTGCATTCATATTTTCTTCTGAACCATATTTTTCTAATGCGATATTATATATTTGGAAATCTTGAACTGGCCATTGATGTGTAATATTAGTTATTCCTGCAACAAGAACCACTATATAATCAAATTCTGAATTATTATAAAGATTTTCAGCGATTGTATCTGGTCTTTCACCATCTTCTATAATATATTTGTTGAACAATGTAGCATTGTTGCTGAGATAATCAAATAATTTTGTTCTTCTAAAAATATTTTTAATAAAAACAAATTCCTTTGTAGATTTACGATGTTGTAAAGGAGATTGATATAATATATTTGGTAATTCTCTAAAATATCCCATTAGTATCCTACACCCCCGATAGCATCTGAATAATCTTCATGATAAACAGGATTTAATTCCTTAAATGTCATGGACATATTAATTGATACTGGTGTACCATCAAAATATGATGCATATGTTCCTGCACCAGTGTAATTTACGTTCATTGCAGTTAGTGCACAATCTTTAATGCGATTTAAGAATGGATGATCTTTACCATTATGAAGATATCTCAATGTAAAGACATCTGGTGATCTTAAAAATATACCTCCCTGTCCTTGCGTCGCATTTTTCTTTGCTGCCATTGCACTTTTGAGAGCACGAATGATTTCGAGAACAACTTGTGCTTCTTTTTGGGATCTAGGTGTAAATGTCACATTAAATGGAAATGTTCTTAATGTAACACCATTAAATAATAATTCTAAATTATTATTCAATGCTAGACCTTCTGATCTTGCTATTACACTATTAATATTTAAGTTTCCACCAATTGCATTTATTGCTTTACCTGAGATTGCAGAGATTAATGCATTAGTGGTTTTAGGATCTATCCCTGTACCTTCACCTGATAAAAAACTTCTACTAATTGTTGATACTGCTTCTGGAAAATCAATTTTATTACCCTTAGAATCTACTCCACCAGCAAGCATTGATCGTGCTACATTTAACCCTGCAAGTTGAAATATATTCATTGAGTCATCACCCCAAACGATTGCATTTGAGTCATTTATTTCTTGTGGTATGGGAAGACTAATATAAAAAATAGATTGCGATTTATCTGCTGCTCCTCCTCGATTAATAAAATCAAATGCTTTTATTTCACCTGTTACTATCTTATTATTACTATCCGTTAATAGAGTATCTTCCCCTTTAATACCTACTACACCTTTGTCCTTTCTTTCACTAAGTCCTGTTTCAGATGGTCGATATTTAAAACATTTTATAAGTAATCTATCACCTGTAACCTCCTTTGGTCCTTGAGTGATTGGATATGTCATAGCAAATCGATGACCACTTCTTTTTCTAGCGGTCATTTTTTTACCAAATTTTTCACCTAATCTCACACTATCAGCAAAAGATATATCCTCAGTTCCCTGCTCAGAACCAAAAATATTTTTCGCTAATTCAGGATCAATTAAAGAATTTACAAGATTCGTTGCCACAATATGTTACTTTTTTTAAGTATTTAGTCGTATTCTTCCAAATGGGATTGTTCTTAAGTCTCTTAATTCCATTTCATCAACTTGATATAATCCTCCAACTACCTCTGGAAAGGTATATTGCCTCATTTCACCCCAATGAAAATTTAATCCTTTAAATCCCCATTGAAAAACATCTGTAACTGCAACAAGTGGATGAGCATCATATCTAATGTTTGGAGTCTTTGGACGATATACAAAAACATAATAATTACCTGCTTCTGGGATATTACTGCCTTCAGTTAATACTCCTAGTATTTCCTGTGCTAGATCATCGGGATTTTCATTCCCGACTAATTCCTTCATTAAGGGATCGATACGGCTCATATTCCTAACTCTTTTTCTGTGACAACTTTAAACTCCCACTGACGATCAGCACAGAACTCCCGTGCCATCTTCCATTTTGCTTGGTTCTTTGCATATTCATATGCTTCACGAATATATCCTTTCGTCTGTCTTTTTGGTTTAACTGGTGGTTTTGTTTGTTTTGCTGGTTTTACCTCAATTACATACCTTTTGATTTTACCACCTCTCTCTCTTACTTTCATATAGAAATCAGGAAAGTAACGATGCACACGATTATCAACGGGTGAACGATATGGTATTGCAATTTCTTCACTTGCCCACTCCAATATATTATCATTTTTATCACAATACACCATAAATTTTCTTTCCCAGAGTGATCGATAGATGATGTTTGTTGGATCACCTTTATATTTTCTAGGAAATGAGGGATAGTATTTTCCCTTATAAGACATCTAAATACATATGTTATGTAATTTTATTTAGAGTGCCAGCACCAAGACCAAGAGGAATATCTGATTTTTTACCAAAAATACAAAATGTTGCACAATCATCGCATTATTTTGTTAAATTCTCATTGCCATCAACCGCAAGTGGGTTTAATTTATTTAAGAAGGGAAGAGATTTAAGATCATATTTACGACGTAAAGGAATAAATGATAGATTTATTATCGAGGATGCTGGATTACTATGCAATGATGCAGTTTTACCAGGTAGTGCATTAGCATCAGTCGATACTCGTGGAGATTTTCAAGGTGTTATTGAAAGATTTGCTCATACAAGAAACTTTACTCAAATAAATTTAGAGTTTTATGTTGATAATGAATATCGCTCATTAAAATTCCTAGAACATTGGATGGAATATATTACTGGATCTACTCCTGATCCATCTAGAGATAATTATTATTTTCAACTAAATTATCCTGTAGAATATAAATCTAATGAAACAAGAATCGTTAAATTTGAGAGAGATTATAATCGTTTTTTAGAATATCGTTTTATTGGATTATTTCCGATTGCTCTTAACTCTGTGAGAGTAGCTTATCAAGGTTCACAGGTGTTAAAGGCAACTTGTTCTTTCAGTTTCGACAGGTATATTTGTGGAGAATCCTCTTCTTTAGCGAGAGATTTACAAAGAGCATTTAACAATATATTCAGAGGTGGTGGTGTAAGATATGATGGAATAGGAGGTCCAGATGAAGCATTCAAAGATAATGTTTTAAGTGATGTATACAGGAGAGTAGACTCCAATATATTAAATGATTTACCAAATGTTTCATTTACTCCCTCTGGAAATGTAGCGGGGTCATTCCCATCTAGTGTCGCTAGGGGAGATACTATTGGATCACGTATCGTATAACCACTATAAATAATGACACTGAAGTGCTTAGATTATCATGCCATTACCAAAAATTGCAACTCCAACTTATGAGTTGGTTCTACCTTCATCTGGTAGAAAAATAACGTATAGACCATTTCTTGTAAAAGAAGAAAAAATATTGATTATCGCTCTTGAATCACAAGATCAAAAACAAATTACAAATGCTGTAAAAAACATTTTAAAATCTTGTATATTAACAAAGGGAACAAAAGTAGAAAAACTAGCTACCTTTGATATTGAATATCTTTTCTTAAATATTCGTGGAAAATCCGTGGGTGAAAATATAGAAATTATGGTCACTTGTCCTGATGATGAAAAAACACAAGTTCCTACATCAATAAACATTGATAGTATTAAAATTAATAAATCCGATGATCATCATAATGATATAAAATTAGATGATACTTATACGTTAAGAATGCGTTATCCATCATTAAATGAATTTGTTAATTCTAATTTTAGTGCTGAGAATGTAAATGTAGATGATACATTTCAACTCATAGCATCTTGTGTTGATCAAGTTTATTCTGAAGAGGAATCTTGGACACAAGAGGAGTGCACAAAGAAAGAGTTAAATGATTTTATAGAATCATTAAATACAAGTCAATTTAAGGAGATTGAAAATTTCTTTGAGACAATGCCAAAATTATCTCATACAATAAAAGTCAAAAATCCCAATACAAATGTTGAAAGTGAAATTAAATTAGAGGGGTTACAGAGTTTTTTCGGATAAGTATGGCACATGAAGATCTAGTGTCATACTATAAGTTAAATTTTGCCTTGATGCAACACCATAAATATAGCTTAACAGAGCTTGAAAATATGATGCCTTGGGAAAGAGAAATTTACATCTCTCTATTGCAACAATATGTTGAAGAAGAAAATCTAAAAGCACAACAAGCAGGAAATGGATGAGGTACTTTCACCACTAATAGGGAGTTTAAGGGCTATCAGAAGATCAATTTCTTCTAGTGTCTTTAATCCGATACAAAGACCTGTAGGCCAAGCACCACAGGTAGATCCTGCTACCACTAATTTGATATCACAAAACTCATTAGTGTTGAGTTCAGTTTCTCAAAAATTAGATGGTATCTCTCAGCAAATGCAATCTCTCAATTCATCTTTAATTGGGATAAAAGAGAATTTAGCAGTATCAGAAACATTAGAGAAAAGAAGGGAGTCAGCGAAACAAAATAGAG